TCTTATTCAGGATCTTTTCCTGCAACTAAGACTCGGTACTTCGGGATGGACAGGGTTCCTTTCCTTGCCCCTCCTTTACCGACGATAGCTTTCAAGCTACCGTTAAACCCCAACCAGTGGCTCACTGCAGCAGCTTTGCTGCGTCAGTTCACCTAAACCGGAGGCAAATATGCCTGCATTCGCTCCCATTACCATCGCAGATGGTAACACCACTCCCGTCGACCACACGTATGCGCCCAATGGGCGTCCAAACGGTGTCGCTGAATTCAGCGAAAAGGACGGGATCCCAGTAGGAGATAACTCTCTTACTGTTTCCTCGAAGCACGGTGCGCGCGAGAAAATCTCGCTGCGTCTTCGTCTTCCCCAGGTGGTCGAAGAAACCATCAACGGGGTCATGTCGCCTCGAGTCGTTCGGACCGCTTACGTGCGGGTCGATTTCGACTTCAGCGAGATGTCGACATTGGAGGAACGGACAGACGCTCGCGCGTTGGCCGCTTCTCTTCTGGGTTCGGATCAGACCGCTCTGCGGGCTGTGATCGAAAGCCTTGAGGACATCTACTGATGTCTCTTCGGGAAAAGATCAAGTCCTTGGAGTTGGTCGGTGCACCCTTATGGGTACACGTCCTTTACATCGTATTGGTAGCCTCCGGCGTTGCCGGAGCGAGACTCTGGGATCTTCTGTCACCTGACAGAATCTCGGACTTTCTACCTCTACTGATGGCCTAGCAATTCCGCTAGGTCCCTTTTAATCCTTTATCACAACAGTGAGAGGACTACAATGTCGAAGAACGAAAAACGCGGTTCGCGAGTATCACGCAACCGTGATTTCCTACCGACTTCTGTCGGTGATGCCTTCTTAAAGGATCTTGACTCTTTAGTCGAGAAACTAGCGGAAGGCGGTGGTTTCAAAGAAACTTATCTCCTCTCGGAGTATAAGTCGAAATTTCTTGATTCCACTGTTACATCACCGGCTGAACGCAGGCAGGCTGCCATAGACAAGTTCATGGCAGTTGAGGAAAGGAACCGGACAACAAATATGCGTCTCCTTCTTGGAGGCACAGACTTTGGTTGGGTTACTTCAGACGAGCTTATTTCTAAAGCTCGTCAAGTGATCTTGAGTATTTTGGGCGATAAGCCTCCTCTATCATTATTTGATGGTGGATCCCATACTTTTGGGGCTAGTACTCGTGTTCGGCGCGGCCCACAGGCCGCATTCCTTAAGCACGTCGGTCAAGCACAGGTCTCGGACACTGCTTGGAAGTACTGGTGCCTGGCTACATCGGGAACGATGTTAGCTGAGCAGCAGCTTTCCTTGCAGGAATCCTCTGTGCTTTTCACTGTTCCAAAATCAAGCCATATTGATCGAGTTGCTGCAAAGGAACCCGAAATCAATATGTACTTGCAGCGCTGCGCCGGATCTTTTATTAGATCTCGGTTAAAGCGAAGAGCTGGTATTGATTTAAACGATCAAACCAGAAATCAATTGTTAGCTAAGAATGCCTTACGGCAGGACCTAGCCACGATTGATCTCTCTTCTGCAAGTGACTCCATCTCTCGGCAGCTCGTCATAGAGTTGCTACCTTTCGATTGGTGGTCAGTGCTTGATGATATCCGTGTCCATTCAACTATTGTTGATGGAGAAGTCCATACTCTGGAGATGTTTTCATCTATGGGGAATGGATTCACCTTTGAACTTGAGTCCTTGCTTTTCTATGCGCTTACGCGCGCGATTTGCTGGTGCTCTCGTGTAAAAGGCACGATATCTGTCTATGGAGATGACATCATCGCTCCCTCGAAAATTGGCCCAAGACTCGCAAGAGTCTTCCATTGGTTCGGCTTTCGCGTAAATGCGAAGAAGAGCAACTGGACTGGGAAATTCAGAGAGAGTTGTGGTCGTCACTTCTATGGACAATTGGAAGTCACTCCCTTCTACGTTCGGGAGCCAGTTCGCAAGATGTCTGAAGTTATCCGTCTTCTTAACCGTCTTCTTTATTGGGACGGTCGAGAGTTCGGTTTCTTCGTCTCTGAGGTTGCAATGCGTTTCCATACTAAATGGCGACAAATTGTTCCTCAGAACTTGTGGGGAGGGCAAGATCCAGATAGGATCGATTCCCTTGTCACAGGTCATCCACCGAGGTCCAGACTTGTCTGGAAACCTCGATCCGAGCAACGTCTTGAGCTCGGTGCGTACTTGTATTGGTTTACCATCTCTGAAAAGAAGATGATCCAAATACAAGCTACTGGAGGTGAACTTCACCTTGACCCAAGTCGGATCTGTGGTGCAATCATTGCACCGCAACCGGCCTGGCTGAAACGCACGTCCTGGACTCCAGATTTGATCTGGAGTTAGCACGTGCGCCACTCCGCCGCAGAGATGGCGGGTGGTCCTGTTCTACTGTGAACAGGTGGGTCCTTATCTTTATAGATAAGGTCAAACGATGC